GTATATATGTTTATTATGACAGAAAAAGCCTATGGAAACAGAAAAAAGCAAAAACCCTTTGCAAAAACTAAAAGAAAACATTACTGATAAGGAGGAACAATTAGCTTTTATCTCAGTTGTGGTCAGGCTTGTTGTAGTTGGGTGGTCTGGTTTTATCGTATCTCTTAACTATATAACTATACCTGGTTACAGCAATGAGCCAAAAGATATCACTTTTCCTGCAAGTCTTCTAACTGGGGCGTTGGCTTCGTTTGGGCTAGAGGGTGCAAAAAAACGTGGCGATGGAACATATAAAAAAGAAGATAAACCATTAAACAAGAAAGAGGTAGAACAGTTACTTGCTACACAATCTGGTAGCTTTCAAACTATTAGAATAGAAACTCCGATCAAGATACTTGGTGCGGAAGTTATTGATAAAAAAGAGGACAAGAAATGAAAAGACTGATTCCATTTTTATTTATTGTCAGTAGTCCTACCGCAGTACTAGCTGATATATCTCACTCGATCCAGAATATAGTTTCTGTATCAACAATAGGAGCTTCATCCACTGCGAATCGAGTCGGTACAACTTTCTCTGCATCAGGCACAAATGTGACTCCGACTGCAAGTGAAACTGCTAATGCTATTGGTACGTTAGATTTAACAGATAATCAAATTACTAATGGTGTTCCAACTATAGATTCAACAACTACTTATGCGGTTACTACAGCAGGAGATGCGTGGTCTGTTTCTGAAAGCTATATACAGGGTGATGCTATTCCTACTGCTGGAACTACAGTTACAAACGGTGTCACTGCAACTGTACCCATCTTTGGGGATACAACAACAGTAAGTGGAGGGGATATTGGTACGACAGCTATGACAATGGATTCTGGAGGTGCGATGACAGTTAACCTATCTGCTACAGGTGCAGGTGTTACAGCACAAATGTCCAATACAATAAAACTAGAAATTGATTAATGAGGTGGCTTGTACTTTTATTTCTTGCAATACCTAATGCAAAAGCTGGAAGCATTACACCAGCCTTTACTACAGGTCAAATTGAATCTACTAGTACAAGTAAAACAGTTATTGTTGAGACTATTGTTACAG